TGATAATGAAAATAATGGTAATGAAAATAATGGTAAAAAAAAAAAGAACAAAATTAATAAAAAATTATACAATGTAGATTCTATTATATCCGAGGAGCTTATAAATCAGTTTATAAATAAAATTAAAAATGTAGATGATTTGCTAATAGTACACAAACGACAAAATATTTATAATCTTAAACCAACGATTAAGAATATTAAAAAAAATAAAATAGATAAAATGAAAATGGCTAATAACAACACGTTTTTAAATAAATCTATTATTATTTCAAATGATAATTTTATTTTAGATGGTCATCATAGATGGTTTTTAAAAAAAAATATGATAGAAAATAATAGTAATGGATTAGATAGTAATGAATTATATAATGAAAATATTAAAATTACAATGATAGATTATGATATAAAAACATTATTGAAAAAGTTAAAGGAATTTAAGATTAATTATAATGAAACTAATTTATCACGAAATGTATTAGATGTTAATAAATTGAAGGAAGGTTATGAATTAATAAATAATATCAAAAATGATATTAGTTTGTTAGAAAAGAACTATAATACAATTAATAATGTGAGATTAGTATAATAAAAATATATTAAAATTATAATGAATGGTACATGTCCTAATGGGTATATATGTATAAATCATACTAATGCTATTGTAATTATAATTATATTGTTAGCTGTAATGTATATTATTAATAAAGAAAGTTATAAAAAAATCTTTATGGACAAAAAAGCAAATGATACAGAAATACAACAAAAAAGGTTAGAACAACAACAACACATGTTAGAGCAACAACAACAACACATGTTAGAGCAACAACAACAACACATGTTAGAGCAACAACAACAACAAATGGTAGATAAACAAACCTCTAATCATGATAGAAAAGTCGTATCAAATCCATTATATCCACCATTAAAAAGAGGTATACCAATTAATATCGAAACACGAGAAAGTGGTGGTGATTTTCAACAAGTTGGTATTTTATCAAAAAATACTATAAATGATGGTGCCGCGGTCCCCGGAAATAATACTGATAGTGTTGTATTACCATTATATGGAAAACCAACATATAGAGGATCTAATAAATGGTTGTATTACACTGAAACTGATAAATTAAATCCAGTCAAAATCCCAGTAAATCATAAAAATAAAGATTGTACTGATGATTATGGATGTGATGAAATTTATGACAAAGATAGTGTTACAATACCATCCTATAATGGTGATTTCACTGTAAAAATATACAAATTAAATAAACCGAGATATATACCTTTTATTTAGAAATAGTAACGCAAGAACTATTTTGTTTTAATTTAACTATATTGTGTATGATTGTGACAATAAAATACAACTATAAAACTAGATATGTATAAACTACATTGGCTTAATCTTTATATTATCTTTTTAATATGTAGAACTGTTTTGTAAAATACATTTTTTACGATATAAAAATCTATATTATTAATAAGATGAAATTATTAATATGTTTAGTAATGATAATAGTATTTTTGATTATAATAATGTACATTAAATACAAACCATTCGAAGGTTTTTCAGACCCAAAAATCAAAAATTCATTATTGATAAAAAAAACAAATAATTTTAATAAAGTATATGGAAATAGCAAATATACTATATGGATACCACAACCTATCGATGATTATTTTCCAATAGGCAACTACATAACATTTGATAAAAAAGAACCGACTGTTATGGCTACATTAGTAAAAAATAATATTGGAATAAATAGTAATGATAAACCAATGAAATATGAAATCGTATCGATTACAAATAAAAATTACGCAATATGGAAACCAATTCCAAATATTGATTATTTGTCATTGGGTCATATTTATAGTAAAGAATACCCATCAAAATATTTGATTAGAATGATTCCAAAAAAATATTGCATTGAATCTAATATAAAAAATAGAATTGTTGAAAATAAAATTTCTAAAATAGATAAAGGATATGAATTATGGGATATTCAAAAATCAAATTTATTTGTATGCAATAATTTGAATAACTACAATTTGAATACAATCAAACATATATATTATCTAAATGATGATTATTTACAAATAGAGAAAAAAATGTATATCAAAACCGTAAATTCATATAAAAAAATATGTAGTTTCAAAAATAAGTCTTTAAATAAAGACTTTTATATTTGGAGACCAATTGTAATGTCTAATTTTTGTTCATTAGGTGATGTTTGTTTAAATAAAAATATAAATCCAAATGGTAAATTAGATACTATTGTTGTACATAAATCATTTTGTAAAATTCCATTAAACTATGGATATAAAAGCATTTCAAATGTTAAATATAATAACAAAAATATTCATTTTTGGAGACCAATTCCTCATAATGATCACTATTTCTTTGGAGATATTGTTGTAGTTGGAGATGAACAACCAGAAGCAGATAATTTAATATATTCTGTATCATTAGATTATATAAAACAAATTTACAAACCATCCCATAATATGATATATAATAATGTAAGTAGTAATAATCCATTTAGTATATGGAGTGATGATAATAATTTTTTCAGTGTAAATAATTCATACAATAATCCAATAAAAAACAGTTATATATTAAATACACGGTTTGTAAAAAGTGATTTAGATTTAGACGACACAAAGGAAATAATTAACATAAAATATAACAAAAATGATAATTTAAAAAAAATAGATAATACTAAATTGACAGAATTGTTTAAAAAAAATATTTCTGACAAAATAGATATTAATATTGACCGCTTAGAAGATATAAAAATAAACGATGATACAATTATATTAAATATTCATCAACGAAAATCTGGTAAAGATGAACTTAAAATAAAGGAATGTATAAAAAAATTAAATACTCATATAGAAAATGAACCTATTAAAATTTACAATAAAAATAAAGATACTTATTACATTATATTGTTGAAATTATACAAAACAAAACCAAGTAAATTTATTGAAATAGATAATTCAGAATTTAATGATAAAATAGTTGATTAATATAATTATGTGTTAATATTATATAAATTATGATTTCATTTGATGAGTTGGGTAGTTGGAGTAAAATTTTATTATTTTTTTATTTAATTATTGCTGGTAATTATATTGGAAATACATTTTCATGTAGAATACAACATATGCTAACTTACAATACCTATGTTAGACATTTTATTGCTATAATAACATTATATTTTTTTGTATTGATTGTTGATAGTAAATTCAATAAATACAGTCCGTTTGTAATGATTTTGGTAAGTATATTTGTGTATATATATTTTCTCATTGCTGTTAAAAGTCAAAAAAAATATTTTTTATCTTCAATACTAATATTAATTACAGTGTCATTTCTTCAGAATAACAAAGAATATTTAATTACAAAAAAAGATAAAACAAATTTTGATTTAATGTATATAAAATATATTGATAAGATACAATTTATTTTGATAACTATAATGGTTATAATAACAATTATTGGATTTATAGTATATTTAGGAGAAAAAGAAACTGAATACGGAAAAAAATTTAATATTTCAAAATTTATATTTGGAACAAATACATGTAAACATAATTATGATTATAACGATAATCATACGGATTTTAAATACTTTGTAAAAGGTACTGGTATATTTGAAAAATAAAAATTATATCAAAACTTTTTTCATAAAAATGTAATATATAGAAAAATATACATCGATTATAAAACCACATATACCAAACAATAATAATATATATTCAATTATATTTTTATTTTTCTTTTTACTAAAATAAATAATTAACAATAAAAATAAAGGTATTGCTAAAATATCGGCGATGTGAATAATATCCATTATACTATAGTATTAGATAATTTCATCTACTAATCCATAAGTCAAACACGTTTTAGCCGTTAGCAATAAATCCTTTTTCAACAGTTTGTCAAGTTGTGTTGCTTTAATATTTGAATATTTAGAATACATTTTACGTAAATCTTTTGTCAGCAATGTCAAATTTTTCATTTCATCTTCGAATTCATGCATTTTTCCCCAAAATTCACTAGAAACATTATGTATCAACATATAACTATTTTGCGTAATTTGTCGTGTAGAACCAATCATAGATAAAATTGTAGCAGCACTACAAGCTTGACCCTCAATAATAGTATTAATATTCAATTTATTTGTTTGAATCAAATTTATGATAGATAATACAGCAAACACATCTCCCCCCCCACTATTTATGTGTAAATATAATTCTACATCAATATTTAATTGAATATTGAGAAACAAATATTTATTTGTTGTTTTTTTTATAATTTCAGTTAGTTTCATAATAGATGATATAGATACTTCGGAATAAAAATATATATGATTATCTATCACTTTAATAGAATCAGAATCTAATGTTTCATTTTCTTCTTCTTCTTCTTCCATAACATATTTTTGGTATTTGTAATTTCTGCTCATTTAATATTAATAAAAATGTAAGTTTAAGTATTTTCAATTTTCAATAATTATATTATTTGATTTAATTAACATGTTATTCTTTTTAGTTAAAACTATATATATATCACAAACTTTATTTTTAACTAAAAAATTCATAATATAGATATTTCTATTTTTATAATTATTTATAGATAATGAAAATTCAGGGGATTCAAAATTAGGTGTAATCTTTAATGAATTATAGTTCAATGATTTTTTTGAACATTTATCATCACTAATTTTATAAAATAAATAAAAATATTTATTTTTCATATATTTATTATCATAACTCCATTGAAATATATTCTTATTACCTATTAAATGAATTTTTGTTAGTTCTTCTTTTTTACACTTATTATGTTCATTATTCAAATAAATAGTTGTAAATGAATCATCTAAAACACTATCATAGTTATTAAATAATTGTGTTTTATTGTATGGTAGTGTATTACAATTATTATTTTTTTTTATGTATAAATTTCTTTTTTTTTGATTTTTTATACCATAATTATTTAATATATTATATTCATCTGTTGAATTAAGATTATAAGCCAATACATTTAATGGAATGTATGTATTTTTAGTGTATGTATCTAAATTTGTTTTTTCTAAATGTTGCTTCAATAAATCTTTTAATAATGGTTGATTATTTGGTATATCTATTTTTTTGTTTATTACAAAATTTTCTTTTTTAATATACAAATAATATAGTATTAATAGTAAAATAATATATGTAATCATTAAAATATCTATATAAATTAATAAATATTAATATACTAAAAAATAATGTATATTATTATTAATGGTTAATACAAATGATAAATGGTCGTTTTCAGATAGTTTTTCTTGGACTGGACAATGTTTAGCACCAAATCAAAGTCCCATAAACATTAATACTGATCCAAATTTAATACAAATNTGTAAATCCTTGTGCGATTTCAAACTCCATTACAAATCATCTAAATGTTTTGTAAATTATAAAAATAACTTAGTAAGATTGAAATATTCATTTGGTTCATATTTAGAATATAATAATGTATTATACGAACTAAGCGAAATTACAATTCATGTTCCTACATTACATAATATTGATAATTCTAAATATGATTTAGAAATATGTATG